TGTGCCTTATGACCAAGCTTTTTACCTAGAGCATTTGGCTTGAAACCTTCGCCTGGCTTATGAGTACCAACGAGTGTTCCAGTCTTATCCTTGACTGTGGCTTCATCTAGAACTTCTAGTTCCTCAAACAGCTCTTCAGAATCATCAACATTTTCAAAGTCTTCTTTGATACCTGCTTTAGACTTCATATAATCAGCCACAGTATCAAGCATTTCTGCGCCTTGAGTAAGCTTAGATTGAACCCAAGCTTCCATATCGCCATCACCCTTCATCATTGGAAGAAGACTAGCAATTGCACGCTGAGCAGTCATTAGTTGATTACGAGCCATGTACATCTCGCCTTCTTCAGCAAGGTCATTAAAGTCTTCCATTTGGCCAGCTTTAATTCTTGATTTTAGACGATCTATATGTTGCTTAGTAACCATACCTTTACGATCACCAGTCTTGGCAAATTGTGGTTTTGGACGAGACATCAAACTAGAATATGCTGTAGGTGTATCAGATGTAGCTTTTTTGACACCAGTTGACTTTGGATGAATCGTGTCCATATTATCATAATTATATTCAGGACTTGATATAGATCCAACAGCACTTGAATTTCGCCATTTAGCTGCTTCTTTAACATTAGCTGAAGTTCCACCATTTTTAGGTGCAGGAGTTGGCTTAGCATCTTGTGCACCACCGCCATTAGTAACAATCTCATAGACTTGATCTAGAGCATCTTTAGCTTCACTAAGCATTGCTTGAGCTTGACTATCAATTTCTTGACCATCTTCTAGCTTATCATGAAGTTCTGCGGCTTGCATAGCAATAGCTTCAAGAGTATTCTTGACATCACCTTTACCTGGAGGATCGCCAACAGGATTATTATTAAGATGTGAATTGTTATTGTCTATAGTTCCTGTAGTACCTTGAACACCACCAGGATTGTCTGATGTGGCAGCTTGTGAATCTTCTACTACAGTCTCTTCATTGGCTCTTCGTAAAGCATCTGAAACTTTTGGATGTGATGAAAGACCTTTACGCATCTTTTCAATAGTATTAGTTGCGCCAGTCATATTGCCACCAGCATATCTCTTATCATTAGCAATTCCGGCAGCCATTTTAATTTCTTTAGAAGAAGGTCCTTCTTCTAGTTCTACTTCTTCCATAGCATTTTTAGTTGCTGTGGCATACATGACATTCTTGTAATTGTCACCATAACGCTCTTTAAATCCAGCAGCCTTCTTTTTCATAGCCATGACAATCTCTTCACGCTTTGTTTTATCAGCAGAAGTCATCTTGTCTTCTTTAATGCCCTTCTCGCCCTTAAGTTGATCTACAGGACGTGTTCCAACTGATGGATTGTCTAGATCGGCTTTAGGATCACCAGGTAGACGAGACTTGTCTTTACCAATATTTGATGCATTAAATACATCATCGTTATTACCATTACGATCTTTATGCTTATTGATTAGATGTCTCTTCCAGAATTGCTTTTCGCCTTCAGGTTTTGGCTCGTAATTCTTTACGTCTGGATCTTCTACTTCGTGAAGGTCTTTATTATTCTGCGTCATCTGATTCCACTTCCTCGGGATCGGGATTAAACATTTGTCTACCAACATACTCCTTACGAAGTTCTAGAGCATCTTCTACTCTTGATGACATAATACCATCAAGTGCAGCCTTTAGATTTAGATGATCCTTATTCATTACAAAATCTACGATGTCTTCTGCGTCATATGGCATGTAATTCTCCTATATTCATGATCTATTTATATTTATCTAAAATTTGCCGGAAGCCGTTCAACCGGGGGTTCCATATTGGTATCTTGTTTTTTCTTGCGAACTTCTGGGAATTTTCTAGTATAAGGGCCGTTAGGACCTTGAACTATTTGTGTCTTTTTTGGACCACCGCCATTAGAAGGCTGGTCACCCGCTGGTGCATCAGGTTGGCCTTGACCTGGTGGAAGCTGATCACCAGGTTGAGCAGCCATAGCTTGTTGCTGTTGCATTTCATCACCTAGAAGACTTCCTGGCATAGGTTCTTCACCAGTCATTTGTTTTACCATAGCTTCAATATCATCATCTGATTGCTGCAGTACATTCTTCTTGACCCATTCTTGTGAATAGAACATTCCAATATAAGGCTGTACTTGTTGAAGTGTAGCAATACGTTCACGAAGGATTTCAGCATCTTTTAATTCAGCAAAATAATTGTCTGTATTAAAGTTGAATAGAATCTTATTCTTATATTCAGACCAGTCTTCAGAGGTAAGAATACCCTTAAGGATAAGTTGCTTTTCTAGAGTGTTCAAAAATAGCTGTGAGAATCTTAGACGAAGGCGAGCAATAAACTTTTGGAACTTAAGTTCATCTTGAGTAATTTCAGCAGATCTACCTAAGCCAAAGCCAGCAGATTCTGAATCCAAACGAGACATTGGAACATTAAGAGCCTTGAAAAGTTTCTTTTCAAAGTACCGTACATCTGATAATTCGCCAAGATTTTGACCAGATGGTAGAGTAGAGATTTCTGTACCGCGGCCACCTTCACGGCGTGGTAGCCAGTAATCTTCCAGCATCGTCATAAACTTACGATCATCACGTACATCGCCAGTAGTGGCATCATAGACAAGACGATTCTTATGACGAGTCATCATATCTTTGACATATTGTTCAGCCTTCATCTTTGGAAGACTGCCAACATCAATGTAGAAAATACGACGTTCTGGTGCACGTGAAATACGATAGATGACTGTAGCGTCTTCTAGCATACGTACTTGGTTCATAGGCTTAATAGCCTTATGAAGGAACCCAAGAACCATCTTATTATCTTTGTCTGTTAGACCAGAAGTAATCTGTACAATAGAATCCTTGGCAATCCTTAGACCTTGATTCTCCATACCTGTCATAGAAGATCCACGGAATCCTCTTTCGGTATACATATAGAATTCACTAGCAACAACATTAACAAAGATATTACCGCGGCGTTCGCGGCGCATATTGCGTACCTTACGAATCTTACGTGGATCAATATATCTAAGTTCTTGAATGCCAAGTCGTGGATTAGTTTCATCAATCATAACATGGTAATACATACGACCATCAATATACCAACGACGGAAGATTTCGTAACCATAATTATTAAAATTGAATAATTCTGATATGTTATTCCATTCGTCAGAGATCATATCTTTGATCTTTTCAGGAACATTGATATCATCTAGATCATCTAGATTAATATCAACAATGGCTTTATTGCCATCCTTAACAATAGCTTCATTGACGATTTCATCAATAGCCTGTTCGCATTCTGGTTGGAGAGACATTTCACGATACTTAGCAACGATCTCTGCTTCATTCTTTGCAGAACCTTCTAAGTCTAGATAAGTGCCATAGGCACCACCAGCAGATACGGTAAGAGCCCCATCGTCACTCTCAACTGGAGAAAACGATGGGACCTCTACCTGATCTGCTGGCTTTTTCTTGATTTCAAAACCAAATAGTTCTATTCCGGCCATTCAGCCACTCCTACTTTAATAACAAAAAGATATCAATTATATTATATACCGACTGAAGTTCCAACTTGATCAGCTAATGTATATTTATTAGTTCCAACAGCGTCATCTAATGTCCAATAATCATATTCAAACTGTACTTGGAACTCTTCAATAGTATTAGTTGAATCCCAGCTCAATTCAATTGGTTGAATTACTGATGGGAACAAACCATTGAAAATATATCTACGAAGAACTGCTCCGTCTTTAGCATATTGTGTTACTTTTGACTGTGAAGCTTTATAATTTTCTACATTACCAGCACCAAGTCCAGTTGTTGGCTTCTTACGCTTATTTCCAACAAATTCATTAATTGAATTTGACCATTTTTCAAGGACATTTCTGACTGCAAAATCTTCATCATTAATAATAGTAACTGTCCATGGAGCAAATTGTCTATCACCAGGAGTTTTGATATTTCTACCAAAATAAGGAATAGAAATTACTTGAATATCTGCAGATGGAATTGAAGCTGCTCTTACTAAGAATTTGGTCTTATCTGGTATTGGTAATCCAGGAGGACCGGTAAGATCTACTTCAAATAAGGTACTACGAGCACCACCGCCTGGTAGTCTTGCTTTAAAATCATTTACGTTGAATGCCATGTTTGTTCTCCTTTATCTTATTTATTAGACTGAACCAATGATTGTAGAGAACTCAACACCAGATCTTACAGCAACAAAGTTGAGTTGGATAAAGTTAATTGAGCGATTTGGTTTGATGTAGATATCGCCAACAAACTGATTTGAATCAATAATCTGTGATGTGTTATTTGTGTTATCACATACAACCTTAAAATCAGTGATGCCTCTACGACCTTGAATATCTCTTAAATAAGGTTCAATGAGATTGACAAATTGTGATCTAGTAAATTCGTCATTAAAATCAAACAGTGTGGATTTAGCAGCAGTTGAAATTGCCCTTTCTATAGTAATGAATAGACGACGCACGTTAATACGATCGAATGCAGATGGTCGACCTAGAAGTGTCTTATCACCATATAGGATGGTTCCTTGACCTGGGAATGTAACTACTGGATTGACATCTGCTTTATATAGAACATCACGCTGAGATTGATTTGGATTGAATGCTAGTTTTGTAACATTCTTAATCTGTCCACGCTGGAATCCAGCTGGTGAGAACCAAGGATCACGATCTAAATCTGTACGAACACAAGTACCAGCAATATCACCATTTAGTGGAATATAACGATATAAATCATTGTACTTATCGTATTGATACTTATATCCACTATCTAGTACTGCGTATGAAGATGCAGTAGATAGATTATTGCGGAAATTGACGATATTGGTTGTAGCATCTCCAGCTGTAGTTTGGACTACAGAGTCTGCTTTAGCAGGTGAAACAAATGCAACGCAATCCTTACGATATTCAGCAATATTTCCAATGATATAGTTAGCTAGTGTGTTGTAATTTACAGTGGAACTAGAAGGAGTTGTGCTTTCTGCAGAAACTCCACGGGCCTTACCGGCTAGAAGTAGAGACACATCTACATCTTCTTTATTCTTGTAGAAATCAAATCCATTAGTAATTGCAGTTAGAGAGCAATTGGATTCTGAGTTACCATCTCCGCCACCAACAAATGTGGCAGTATATGGATTGATGTTTGTAGATGTTACAATTGCATTAGCAGTATTTGATACTGCACCACTACGATCGGTACCAGCCCAAATATAATTTGAAGTATTATTTAGAACTGTCTTATAATAATTAGTAGCACCAGAATCTGTCTTAGCATCTGTAGCACGTGATAGGCCTCTAAATACTTCTAGGACTGTTCCAGGGGAACCAGTAAATAGACCGTTTTGGTCTACTACAACAACGTGTAGTTCATCCTTACCAGTATATCCCTTTTGAGTTGAATAATTAGAAACACCAGGAACTTTATCTACTAGTGAATAGAATTCCCAATAAGAAGTTGTACTTGTTTGATTAGCTACGTTGGCAGGTAGAAGCACTGGATTGGCTAGACCTAAAGTAACATAAGACTGAATATTTGCAGCAGATCCGGTTTCAGCATTTGATGGAGTAACTGAAGTAATCTTTACGGTTTGAACACCAACAGTTGTATTACCAAGATCAATATAATCTCCTACAGTGAGCCAGTTAGTAGAAGCCTGAGCAGCAGCATTGGATTGTCCTGCGGTATTTGCCACAAAAGTAAGTGTAGCAGTTTGAGCACCACTATTAGCAGAAATAGCAATATAAGAAACGTTACCATAAGCATTTGAAGTAACAGTTTGAACATAAGCTACATTGATTGATTGGCTATATGCAAATGCACTATCGCAAACCGAAACCTTTAGGCTGTTTCCAAGTGAACCAGGATACTTAGCAGCATATGCTACGTTAGCAGAAATGGTTGTATTAGCATAGTCATCAGCATTCTTGATTGCAAACCCGGTATATGTACCAGTATTAGCTACAGCATTGTTTGCGCCGTCAATAACACGAACAACATAAAGATCATTGCCAT